CAACAAACAAAGCTATCAGAGTTATCTGAGTCAGGTGCTATCAGTACCATTAGACTATATTAATTCAGGTTTGTCTTCCCTATCCGAATTATCGGAGCCAGCACAATTGGGTAAGAAGGTTTGTGCAACCCCCAGCTACTCTAGGCAGCTAGCGCGTACTGCTTCTCGGCAGTTACTTTTTAATCGGCTTTTATACTGGCCAACCGATTAACCAGTCAATGCAACTAACACTTTCACTATCAATCGAATCCAGTCGCCCCCTTGTTCTATTCAACGTAAGTATGTTTAATACCGTTTCTTTTCCTTCGCCTTGTTCTAGGAGAAGCGAGCTTTACAGAGTGAGGTCTCTTAATTATACCGGGAAAGAGAGCATTTGGAGCATCGTCTCCAGTAAGTCTTATATGTGAAGAAGCACCAAGAAGACCACCGGACCACACCTCCTGCACGTCCATCTCTATTTCGCCTTTTTCATTTTCAAAAATACCACCAACTCTCCACTTGCCCCTCATGCGATCAGTAGTAATCTTTGTCCCTTCATCATCAAGACGATACGGACCTTTTCCAATCTTTATAATGTCTCCTACTACTATTTGTATTCTTGGGCTTAGTTGATAGTAAGAGAGGACAGTTCTTGTTTCAGTATATCCCCAGCCATGAGGATTGTCCTTAGTCCTTTTCATATGCGCCATTAGGTTTTTCCTTTATAGATTAGAAGCGTCCCATCTTTCCTGTATATACCTTTTCTTGTATATGTAAACACCTCTCCAGTCTTAGGGTTCTCGTACATGTAAGACCCAGAGCTTGCCGAGTGTCCTTCATACCAGTCTTGGAATTCTTTCATGTTCTTTCCCGGCATCCATAACGTCTTACCATCACCAGACTTATGTGAATGCACACCGCTCAGGCCGATCTCATCAGCCACCTTTTGTGCAGCCTCTTTAGATTCAAATACATATTCATTCATTTCGTCTGCATGATCGCTAACTGTTTTATCAAAGAAGTAGCCGACCAGCGCGTCAAAGAAATCTTCTCTCATGATAAGCCTCAGTTGCTTTGTGGTGATAGTGCTAGTTCATAACCTTTGAGAAGAAACACAACCTGTTGCTCGTTGATACGCTCATTAAATTTCAGAATCATGTCTCTATCAGCTTCTCTAAATACAGTTACACCTTCGTCGTCATATCCATTGTTGTAGAAGTAACAAGTGTAGTATGTTCCATAGATATTGTAGGTCTTCTTCGATGCCATCTCATTTGTTCCAATTAGGTTTTATTTATCTTTATTAGACTCTTCTATTTCTAATCGAGTATTTTCATTTAAATTATCAGCTATATGTTTACCCCTATCAGGTATATCATCAATAGTTCTATATCCACCCCACCAAAACCAAGATAAACACCCAAATATAAGACTAAGCATAAAGAAAATCGTAGTACAGGCAACAAAAGTAAAGGCTGCTTCCGTGTCTACATACATGATTTAACCACCTTCCCTTAAAATAAGTGATAAAATACTTCTTGTTGCTGAATTTTGAGGGAATTCCCTATGTTTCTGGACGTTTTTCTTGAAACTTCGATGCTCTAGCCCGTTATTATTATACGGTACGGAAGGGAAACCGAGATAAAGAAAGATAAACAGTTCAAAACCTTAGACATTTCTCAAAAAACTTCCAAGAAACCCGTCGAAAAAGCGTTCCGCCGGTTGTATATTATAAGTACCTAGAGTATAGGGGTTTGAAAGGGAGCAAGTGAAAGTAATGGAATACTTGAGAATCTTCTGGGCCATGATTTATCTTGTGCTGTTTTATGTCTGTGTATTTACAGTCATTATTAACTTCAATTCGTTCACTTTGGCGGAAAAAGTTACACTAGGCTTGATTATATCAGGTTTTCACCTACTGTCAACCCTAATTACGTCTTCCAGAACTTCCTAAAATTTACAATTCTTAGCAGGTTTAATAAGGTTTTGACATAAGTAAAATACAATCAACGGCCATCTCTAGAAAGTTTGTTACTTCGGTAGCAGGGCAAAACTTTCAACTTTATAACTTGCCCTATAAAGTAACTGAGGTGGTCTTTAGTAGCCGCTGACTATTGCAGTCGTGCGGGGTGGTGGTGGGATAATACATTGTATTTACTATTTGTGCCTTTACAACCTTTTTAGGGGGTTTCTCTCTCAAGAGAGAGGAAAGGGTAAGACACTTGTATATATTACTCCGTATTATTTCTTTCCACCCAGCTTCATTCGACTGAAGTTTTTAACTCTTATCATCTTTAAAGATTTAACCACCAGATGTAAGAGACTACTCGCGGGATCTGTTTGCTTAGGTACTTCTTAGAGAGTCACCAACGATCCACGCTCCACCTAGTAGCACTAGATGGTTGATCTGGTCATGAGTAACACCCAAGCCAAGACCATCAAAGAGAGTAAACACAACGCCGCCTAGAGCAACCCAGAAACGACGTGAGTGAAATAGTAAGCCAATTTTTTCGACCATTGTAAATCTCCAGAGTTTTAATTAATATTGGTCCTTACTTTCTTTCTCCTACTGCTTTTGCCTATGCACACAAACACAATGTTCACAGCATGAGCAGGTATCACCACAGTCACAAGCAACTGCACAGTGTGCGCAACCGTCTAGGTTGTGATGAAGTGAGTGTTCTGCAAACCAGCCTCCAAAAAGACCAATTCCAAACACCGCTAGAAAAACTAAACAATGCTTCATAGGATCAACGCTCCTTTCTATTAGGACGTTACGTACAGGATATTATACCCCATCATCCTCTTCCAGCTTGATAATTGGCGGATTACTGCTAACTATTTCTCCATTTTGAATTGTCAAGAAAAAACTGTATGCAATTTTATTAACCGGAGTAACTCTAACAGAACTCCAGTGCTGCGTCCAGACGTTGACTCTCCATTTATCTTCAAACACATTAGTAACTGTTGTTCCAAAGTAATGAGCTGGTTTCCCTAACAGATCTAGTACCATACCGACTACCTTCTGATCACGCTCGAACGTGTTCTTCTGCTTCTTTGGTTTTGCTTTTGGTATTTGAACTTTTTTGATATCTTGATGCATTTTGTACCTCATTTTCAAGAAACTCGCGTGCTAACTTTATTAGGCCGTCATCGACCTAATTAAGATAAGACAATACTTTACTCCGGGTTGGTTTTTGAACTTTTTTTATAACTTAAGTGCTACAGAAATTCAACAGACTATTGGAACTCGCGTGCTATTGACTATCTCTGACTATGAAGAAATAAGAAGGGGTAAGACTACCCCGTCCTTTTTGATATTGAGATTCAATCTCAACAAGGTCTCTATTTTTCCATATTTTTTCTAAGTCTAGATAGGGCAAGCACTTACGTCATTATACCATACACATCGGCATTTGACAACCCCGGCTTGAGCTAAATACTTATAGGTCAACAACTTAGGGCGATTTTACACAACAAAACAAAATCGACGTAACCCCTTATCAGTCAACAACTTATGACCCGCCGGGTTGCCCGGCCACCTTCCCGCGTCAACCCCAAAAACGAAAAAACCCCGCCCCCCGATGATCGGGAAGCGGGGTCGAGGGTCGCAACGTTTCGCGTTAGGCCGCGAGCAGAACCGCACTTTCCAAAGCACGTTGGCTCATGTTCCCATTCTGGCCGAACCAGAGTGAGTCCATGCGGTTCTCGTTGTTGCGTCCCTTGGAGTAGTTGAGATATTCAGTCACGGCGTTGTATGCCGCCCACCAAGTACCTTCAACCCCCGGCAGATCATTACCCTTGCCAACCTCGAACAACTCCTCGATAGCCGAGACGATGTTCTTGGATCGCGTGGACAAATCTTCCTCTGCCTTATCATGAACTCCGAGAACGATTCGCACATACTTGTTCAGGTCTTCGGTATTGATCGACCGGGATGCGAGGAACCTGTATTCCTCTGCGGTCGTCTCGAATTCCTGATTAGCCAAGTTCATAATGTCTCGGAGTTTTTCGACATTATTTTTGACGAACCTATGATGTCGAACACGAATGAGCTTGGACGCTTTGCAATCGCGTGCCAATGCTTCGGTGTTCGCACACACGACACGAATGGGAGTAAAACCAAAATGAACAGCCAATTTCCCATCATGCCCATTGGAGAGCAATGCGAACTTGGCGATTTCATCGCCTCGCACGATCTCCGTATTCTCTAGCCCTAACTGGCAGAGAACCCAAACACGCTCACCGCCACGGAGGGAACCCGCCGTGTGCAGAATGAGGTCGCCAGAATCAACCATTGGCTCGAAGACCTCAAAAGCGTGCTTGTTCTGTAGTGGCGTCCAGCGTGGACCCACAATGCCCAATACCCGTCCGTCCGAGTCTCTCACGGACGCTTGAGCTTTCACCTTTTCACCGTTCTCACGGTAGAGCGGTTCCGTCTTCACTTCCCAATTCAGACCGGCCTGATTGAATGCGTCCCAGAATCCGGTCGCCTCGTCAATCTGTGTGCCGAGTCCGTGCCAAGGGGTAGAACCAGCAAAAACCATTTTCTCAACTTCGTGCGACATTCTTCAATTCCTCGTAAGTAAAAGTTTCCGCAATTATAACACAAGACTCTACAAAGTCAAGTCGTCATCTCCGTATTCGTCATCGTCGCCCTCGCCAAACAACTGGTCGAAGCAAGGCCCACACGTCCCCGAGATAAGCACCTCCCGCTCGTCCGGAGACAGATACGGCATAGCGTTCTGGATCAGTTGGCCATCCTCCCACGCTTGATAGTCTTCGATGTGGACCTTCATTTCGACCTGATCCTTGCACCGGTTGCAGGTCGCCCACAATGTAGTCTTCTGCTTCTCCGGCTGGAAGTACACGTTCTGCTCCAGCCAATCCGACAGGTTGTCGAAGTCGTCGCGGTTTCTCATCGGTCTCTCCTTCACTTGTGAACTCCCCCATTATAGTTATATTATCGACAAAGTCAAGGCCAATCCTTGAGTTAAAACGTTAAAAAATTAAATTGCCGTAAGTCGTTGTGGGGCAACGGGTTATGGGCCGCCGGGCTGCCCGGCCCCCGCCTCGCTGTCAACCCCAAAAACAAAAAAGCCCCGCCTCCCGATGACCGGGAAGCGAGGCCGAGGATTTTATTCCTCCATAAACAAAGTAACGATTGATACCAATATAAGAATCAGCACCAACCATCCGATCACGCAACGTCCTCGAACAACAGGGAGGCGAGCAATTGAGCCGCTTCCGCTTCGTCGGGAACCTTGCGAGCATCCGCAGAATACGAATCGACCCCCGCGTAGAGCGACGGATATCTTTTCTTGCTTTTGATAAGCCGCTGCTTGAAACTGGCCGGAGTCATTCCCAACTCATCAGCCGCGTCTTGCACGGAATCGAATTCATCCCGCTCCGCAATCGTAACTCGCAGAAAATCCTCAAGCGTAACGTGTACTCTCGTGTCAGCCATTGTCTAGTCTCCGTTGATTGAAATAAACAGCGTTTCGTCAATTATATCATCCGGTTCGAGAAATTCAAGAGTGTCGCCCGGATAAACTTCGTCACTCTCTAGATCGTAGACCATCATGGTATTGTCCAGTCTAGGATCTTCCTGCCACCGTAAGTCGTTCAGATACTCCCGCAACTCATCCCACGTCATAGGCGTCTCCTTTCGATTACATTATAGCACACCGTCCTTCCC